GGTAGATCACGTTTAAAAGGTGTAACTGGAAGATGTGATTCTGCAGCAACTGCTCAAATAAAATTATATGATGGTACTGATGCAACTGGTGTTTTAAAATATCATTTATATTGGGGAGCAGCAGCGGGAGATATGTATCAAGAATATATTTCTGACGATGGTATATTATTTGAAAATGGCATTTACGCAGATTTAACTAACTGTAATGCAGCATCAATTATTTGGGGCTAAATGGCTATTTCAGGAACAACTGCATTTAGCTTAACAGTTAATGACTGTATTGTTGAAGCTTTAGATAGACTTGGTGGAGCACCATATTTAGGGTATGATGTAAAGTCGGCTAGAAGAAGTTTAAATTTAATGTTTACAGATTGGGCTAACAGAGGTCTTAATCAATGGACATTAGATAAACAAACTGTAACTATGGTTCAAGGTGATGTTACATACTCACTAGGGTCGAGTACTATCGGACTAGTTGACGTCTATATCACACGAGATTCCACAGATTATGGAATGAATGAAATTTCTCTTACAGATTATAACGTTTATCCTAATAAAGCAGAACAAGGTAGACCTAGTCAATATTATTTACAAAAAGATATTGATCCAGTTTTATATGTTTATCCAGCACCTGAAAATAATACTGATGTTATTACTTATTGGAGATTAAAAAAAATAGATGATGTTACAGCTTCTACAGTAAATGGAACTGAACAAACATTTGAAGTACCGTCAAGATTTTATGAAGCTATGACGGCAGGATTAGCTTATTATATGAGTTTAAAACGTCCCGGAGTTGATCCCAATAGATCAATATTTTTAAAACAAATGTATGATGAATGTTTTATTAGAGCTAGAGATGCTGATTTAAATTCATCAGTAAATATAGTTCCGAATTATGGCGTCAATTTCTACTAAAAAAGGAGGTAAAGCTCCAACACAAAAATATGCTAATGGCAGATGGGCACTTGCTATATCTGACAGAAGTGGTTTACAGTTTCCCTATAATCAAATGGTTAGGGAATGGACAGGGGCGTTAGTTCATACGTCAGAGTGGGAAGAAAAACAACCTCAACTTGATCCAATTGTATATACTGATGCGACAGCTTTAAAAAATCCTCGACCACCAGTAAATATGTTTACAGGGAATATTCCTGATCCCACAGGAGTACCTAATCAAATAACAAATGTTTTCCCGGGTACATTTGGTGCTACAGGGATTTCATTTCCAATGTCTACAGGAGAATCAATAAATGCAAACATCGGACAAGTCACAGTCGCAATTAGCTGACGAAGTTTATGAATATAATAAAGCAGTAGTAATGATAGGAACGCCATGTTATGGCGGTCTATTACATGAAGCTTATATGCATTCTTTTCTACGAACTCAAAAAGAAGCTGAAAAAAAGGGATATAAACTTCATTTAAACTCAATGGGAAATGAAAGCTTAATAACTAGAGCTAGAAATACCATAGTTTCTCAATTTTTAAATCAAGAAAATCTTACTCATCTTTTATTTATCGATGCTGATATTGCATGGCAAGCTGAAACTGTTACTAGAATGTTATCTGTAGATGAAGAAGTAGTAGCAGCTATATATCCACGAAAAGGTTTAGAGTGGCATAATGCAGAAAAGTATGTAAAAAAATCCCCAAATGATTTAAGTAACTTAGAACAAAAACTATTAGGTTATAATCTAAATTTTAAAGATCCACATCATATACCGATGTATCAAGGAGGATTTGTAGAAGTATTAGACGCAGCTACTGGTTTTATGATGATAAAAAGAGAAGCGATATTAAAAATGATAGAAGCATATCCTAATTTAAAGTATACATCCGATCAGATGTTAAATGGTAAATTATACGATAGTGATAATTGTTATGCTTTTTTTGATACTATGATTGATCCAGTAAGTAATAGATATTTAAGTGAAGATTATGCTTTTTGTCGTTTATGGCAAAAAATAGGGGGAAAAATATACGCAGATGTAGCGAGTTCATTAACACATTATGGAACATATTCTTTTAAAGGAAATGTCTCGCATAAATTTGCAGAACAAGATAAGATAGAGGACAATGGCAACTAATTATACTCAATTAAAAAGTGATATACAAACTTGGGCTCAAAATACAGGAACAGATTTTACAGCTCAATTAGATACTTTTATAACTAATGCTCAACAAGAATTGATCAGAGTAATTGACCCTGAACAATTAAATTTTAGAGCATTTAGTACTTTTATAACTAATACACAATTTATGACAACTCCAGCAAATACACTTGTTGTTAAAAGTTTACAATATGATCATAATGGTGAAAGAGTTATGATGCAGATTCAAAACGATGAATTTATAAGAGAGTATTGGCCAGACCCAACTAAAACTGGACTTCCTAAATATTTTGCTAATTATAATGATGGCAATGTTTTGATTGCTCCAACACCGAATTCTAATTATACTGTTTATATGGAATATGTACAAAATCCTGCAAATTTAAGTAATTCAAATACTACTAATTACTTTACTGATTCATGTTCGGATTTATTATTATATGCATGTTTAGCTGAAGCAGCAATTTTTACTAAAAGTTTAGAGGATTATAGTATATATAAATCTAAAGTTACGGAGTCAGTCGCTACTCTCAATAATGAGGCTAGGAGACGAAGAAGAACTGATTATAAATTCCCTGCTAGTCCAGCTGGCACGGATACATTAACAGGCGGCCAATAAAGGAGGGCTAAATACTATGGCAATAGACCAAGCAATATGCACAGTATTTAAAGCTGATTTAATGAATACTGCATCTAATTTAGAAGCAGCTACTCTTAAAATGGCGTTATATACATCGAGTGCAACACTATCTCAAACTACAGCTACTTACAGTGTTACTAATGAAGTACCTAATTCAGGAACTTACGCTGCGGGTGGAGCTACATTAACTAATGTAGGAATTTCTGTAAGTGGAAATACTGCAATATTTGATTGTGATAATGTAAGTTTTACTAACGCAACTATTTCTGCACAAGCAGCAGTTATTTATAATAACTCACTAGCTAATGCAGCAATATGTGTATTAGATTTTGGTTCAGTAAAATCATCATCTAATGGAACTTTTGAGGTACAGATACCACCAAATACTGCTACTGATGGATTAATAAGAATACAATAAAAGGATAAATAATGGCGTTTGTCCTAAATGATAGGGTAAAAGAAACTACAACTACAACTGGCACAGGTGCGGTAACTCTAGCTGGTGCTGTAACTAGTTTTGAATCTTTTGGAACTGGAATTGGTAATAATAATCAAACTTATTATGCCATTGTCCATAAATCATTAAATGAATGGGAAGTAGGCGTAGGTACTTTAAATGGAAGTAGTACTACATTAACTAGAACTACAGTTATTTCTTCAACTAATAGTGATGCTGCTCAAAATTTTCAAGCAGGGGAAAAAGAAGTATTTTGTACATATCCAGGCTCTCGTGCACCCTCCGCCGGGATGACTGCGACTACATATGTAACTACACATAATGCTACTATAAGTGATACACAAACTATGGATTCTGGAGTATTAGCTGGACCAGTTTCTATAACAGGAAGTTTATCTGTAACTGGAAATTTATATATTTTATGAGTCAACTTGAAGTTAATAAAATTATACCACAAGGATCAGGTACTGCTCTTCAAATAGGAGAAGCATCAGATACTATTACCATTCCTTCAGGAGCTACTTTAGACGCTTCGGCTGCTACTGTGCAATTACCTGCAGGCGTTGGGGGTTTAAGTTGGGAATCTAAAACAAGTAATTTTCAGACTGCTGTTTCAAAAGGATATTTTATTGACACATCTGGTCAAACTGTAACAGCTACTTTACCAAGTTCAGCTACTGCTGGAGATGAAATTAGATTTATTGATTCAGGTGGAAATGCTGCAACTAATAATATAACTGTTGGTAGAAATGGACATGCTATACAAAGTCAAAATTCAGATTTAATTGTAAGCACTGCTAGAGCTGCTTTAGGTTTAATATATTCAGGAGCCACTCATGGTTGGCTATTAATGGAGAAATAAATGGTTGATTATAAAGATATAAAACAATTAGATAATATAGTAGATCAAGGTACTACAGGTACTAAAGTTGCTGTTGGAACAACAGCTCAAAGAGGAAATGTTCAAGGTCAAGTTAGATATAATACAACAACTAAAACTCTTGAAACATATAATGGAAGTTCTTTTGATGAATTAACACCAGCTCCTACTTTAACATCTATTTCGCCTACAACAGTTACATCTGATGCTACTGTTACTTTTACAATTGTAGGTAATAATTTTAGATCAGGAGATGTTGTTAGTTTTATTGCTACAAACGCTTCTACTTTTAATGCTACAAGTACTACTGTAAATAGTAATAGTAGTATTACAGCTGTTGCTTCAGGATCAAGTTTTTCTAATGCTTTAGATCCTTACGATGTTAAAATTACATCAACAGCGGGACAAACTGCTGAATTATCAAATCAAATAAGTAGAGATGCTCAACCAGTGTGGAGTACTGCTGCAGGCTCGGTTGGAACAATTGACGATGTTGGAAACACTACTCACGCTACTATTGTTGCTACAGATGCAGATGGAGATCCTATAACATATGCAGAAACAACAAGTAACTTATCAGGAATTGGTCTTACTTTAAATAGTAATGGAACAATAACAGGAGAGCCAAACAATGTTGCAAATTCAACAACTACATCTTTTGATGCTAGTGCAACAGCGAATGGTCAAACTATAAGTAGAACTTTTAGTATTACTGTTACTCCTGCTCTTGATGGTTCAACTGAAGCTAGATCAGCCCCTCATCCAACGGCACTAATAAATTTAGGTATTACCACAAATGGAGTGTATTACATAAAACCAGGAAGTGTATCTACAGGAGTTCAACTATACTGTCATTTAAATACCAGTGATAATTTAGGATATGCTCAAATTGGAAGAGTATTAGCTTCAACTTCTTTTGCTTATGAAAGTTTTGGTTCTACAACTTCTTTAAACATAGCGGATTTACAAAACAGTGCTACTAATATTGCTGCAACCACAGCGAGAGCTTCTATTATTTATACAGATTTTATTTATCAATTAGGAATAACAGGAAACAGAACAATTGCAGGTTATAACGGAAGTAAAGTTTTAAAATTAACAATGGATAGTAATTCTAAATGGGATAAAGTTGTAGTTGCAATTAGAGATAGATCAGGATCAGAACAATTTAGTTCAGGTTCCAAATCAAATTCAAGTGGTTTCGAAGGAACTTTTTCAACAAGTAATTTAGTAAGTGGTAGTATAACAGGGTATAATGCTCTTTCTGCTGGGGTGGCTACAGGATATTGGGACACTGACTTTATTGTTCCAAGAGACACTCATTCTAATTCAAGAGGAATGAACTTATCGGGAAGTAACTCAAGTAGCTCAAACGAACAAGGCCAAATTTTAGTATCATGACATCTATTCTTAAAGTAAATTCTATTCAACCTCAATCGGGAACTACAATTACTTTTGGAAGTTCAGGTGATACTATTACAATTTCAGCTGGAGTTAATTGGTCAGGATCAGGAGCAAGTTTAACTTCACTTAATGCAACACAACTTACATCTGGAACAATTCCAGATGCTCGTTTTCCAGCTACATTGCCCGCAGCATCGGGAGCTAATCTTACAGCACTTTCTGCTCCTAATTTAGTTGGAGCTCTTCCCGCAATTTCAGGAGCTAATTTAACTAATTTACCAGGAGAAACTAAACCAACAATTAGTAGTATTAATCCTTCAGTTGCTACAAATGCACAAACTGCAATAACTATTACAGGGACTAATTTTGTAAGTACTCCTTATGTTGATGCAATTAATTCTTCTGGAGCTATTGTTACTGCTGATTCTGTTTCTTTTACTAGTGGTACAGTTGTCGTAGCTACTTTTACATTACCAGTAGATGGATTATATTATTTACGAGTAGAAAATCCAGACGGTAATGCAGTTCGTAGTGGAACAGCTTTATTAACAGTTTCAGATGAACCCGCATGGGTAACAGGTGCTGGTAGTCTTGGAACTTTTGCAGCAGGAGCAAGTGTTGGAACTATTACAATTACGTGTACAGATGCCACTTCTTTTAGTATAACTTCTGGAGCGTTACCGGGAGGTTTAACATTGAACACGGCAGCAACTAATGCAACTATTACAGGGACAGAGTCAGGAGCAACAAGTGCTACAACATATAATTTTACAGTTACTGCTACCGATGCTCAAGCGCAAACTTCAGCTAGAGCATTTTCAATTACAATATCGGTCGGTATACAGAATGCAATGAGGTTTAGTTAATGGGCGGTAATTTAACAAGAACACCAAGCTCTGCTCCAGCAGCAGAGAGAAGAAAATACACAATTAGTTGTTGGATAAAAATGCAAGAAATTGGAGCAGAACATCATCTTATATATGCATATGACAGTGGTAATAGTACTTATTTAAGATTTGGCAGTAATGCAAAACTAAGATTTAGATTATATGATGGAGGAGACATTGGCTATCTTGAATCAGACACTGTTTTTAGAGATTCCTCTGCATGGTATCATGTTGTTTTACAATTTAATACATACGAGTCGTCATCTGCTGATAGAATAAAAATGTATGTTAATGGAACAAAAGTTACAGATTTGGGAACTGATATTTATCCAAGTTCAGAATACATGGGTTTAGTTAATTATACTATTCCTCAACAAATTCCTAGTACTGGCGATGGTGATAGTTATTTTGCAGATTACTATATGTGTGCTGGATATATTTATGCACCTACTGTTTTTGCAAATACAGACAGTGTATCAGGTCAATGGAAAGCTATTACAGATCCTACAGTAAGTTATGGTACTAATGGTTTTCATTTAAAATTTGAAAATGCTGCTAACATGGGATTAGATTCTAGTGGCAATGGTAACAATTTTACAAGTAATAGTGAAGCAGCTAATCCACAACGAGATGATACTCCTTCTAATAATTTTCCTCAATTTAATGATAAAGCTAATAGATATTGGGCAGGAACATTTGATAGAAATAATTTAAGAACACAAGGTGGAAACAGTCAAGCTACTTTTTGTCCAGCAAATATGGGAGTAGAAAAAGGAAAATGGTATTACGAATATCAAGCTACAAACATTGGATCAGGTACTGACAATAATTTAGTTGGTGCTGTTTCAAGGCCAGACTCTGTTGGAACATCTGATTATTTAGGAGAGAGCACGTCTGTAGTATTTCGTAATAATGGCACAGTAAAATATAATGGAACTAATTACGCAAGCCAAGGTCCATCTTGGACTACAAGTGATATTATAGCCGTTGCTTTAGATATAGATAATAATAGAATTACATTTAGTAAAAATGGACAATGGATAGATGGTTCAGGAAATGCTGATGAAGCTAGCCCCACATCTTGGTATACTTTTCCAGCTGCAATGCAAACTGATGCAATAGCTTTTCCTTGCATAGGAGATTTAAGTACAAACAGCCCTAATTCGGGAGGTGAGTTTAATTTTGGACAACCAGTATTTGGAATATCTTCAGCGCAAACAGATGCTGCTGGATATGGAAAATTTGAATATACACCACCAACAGGGTTTTATGCAATTTGCACTAAAAACATAGGAAATTACGGATAACATATGGCACACATAACTTTTAAACCATCAGATTTCTTTAACTGTGTAGAGTGGACAGGTAATGATAGCAATAGAAGTATTGCTATGGGACATCACTCAAGTTGCGTTTGGATTAAAAAAGCTAGTGGTAGTGGAGGAAATAAAAACTGGCAAACTTTTGATAACGTTCCTTTGAGAGGTCCTGAAGAAAGATTTGTTTTAAATGGCACTCAAACTACTGCTACATCAACAGATAAGTTATCTGCGTTTACAAATACTGGTTTTAACGTAGGATCTTCCAATGATATAAATGGAAGCAGTGCAGATTATATGGGATACTCTTGGGCAGCAGGAAGTGCTACAGAATCAAAAACATATAAGGTAGTAGTTGTATCTGATAGTGGTAATAAATATAGATTTAGAAATTCTACTGATACTGCAACGTTTGCACAAAGTGCAGTAACACTTGATTTACAAGAAGGTGGTACATATACTTTTGATCAATCAGATGCTAGTAATGCTACACATCCATTTAGATTTTCTACATCAGCCGATGGTGCTGATTATACAACTGGTGTTACTACAAATGGAACTCCAGGACAAGCGGGAGCTTATACAAGAATTACAGTAGCTGCTTCAGCACCAACTTTATATTATAAATGTTCATCTCATTCCGGTATGGGTGGACAAATAAACACAAACGTTGAGTTTGGGTCTACTAATTTAGATGGTACTATACAAACAACCACCAATGTTTCTTCTACAGCTGGAGTAAGTATTATGAGTTTTTCAATAGGTACATTAAGTAATGGATCATACACTCTAGGTCATGGACTTGGAGATACTCCAGCAATAATGGTAATTAAAGGAATTGATGTATCAAGTGATTGGTATTTATCTACACCTGCTTCTGCTAATAATGAATATTTAAGATGGAATATATCCGATGCTCCTTCAACTGCAGGATCAAGAACTACTTTTGATAGATCAGGTAGTGCTTTAACTTCTACATTTTTTTCTGCTGATTATAATAATATTTTAACAGGAACCAATAAAAAGTTTTTAGCATACGCATGGGCACAGAAAAAAGGATTTTCAAGATTTGGAACATTTACAGGTAATGGCGATGTAGATGGGCCTTTTGTTTACACTGGTTTTAAACCAGCTTTGTTTTTTTATCACAGTAGAACTTCTGGTAAAAACTGGTTATTACAAGACAAAGTAAGGTCTCTTCCTGTACAAAGTAATTTTAACCAAACCAATACAAATTTTTATATGGATGGTTCAAACGACAACATAACGTATGGACAAGGATATGATCAACATGCAAATGGAATTAAATTAAGAATTACAGATTCTCACGCAAATGCTAGTGGTCATGTATATGATTATTTTGCTTTTGCCGATACTCCTATGACAGGGATAAATGGCACACCTGGAGTTGCAAGATAATGTCAGAAGTAAAAGTAAACACGATAAAAAAATACACAGGGTCCACCATTACGATTGGTGAATCTGGTGATACAATTACTATAACTGCTGGTGCTACATTATCTGGTTCAGGGGCAAGTTTAACTGCACTTAACGCAACACAGCTTGGATCAGGAACAGTTCCTGACGCACGATTCCCTGCTACTTTACCAGCTGTATCAGGAGCTAATTTAACTAATTTACCCGCAGAAACTAAACCTACTATTTCAAGTATTTTACCAACTGTTATTGAAAATACAGCAGCCGATGTAGTTATTACTGGAACTAATTTTATATCAGTTCCCTATGTTGATGCTATATCTTCAACTGGAGCAATCACTCCAGCGAATAGTGTTACTTTTACAAGCGCAACATCAATTACAGCTAATTTCACTTTACCAGTAGATGGCTCGTATTATATTAGAGTGGAAAATAATGATGGTAACGCAGTACGATCAAGTAGTGCTTTACTTACAGTATCAGACGCACCCGCATGGACTACTGGTGCAGGATCACTTGGAACTATCGCAGGAAATTTCTCAGGAACAGTTGCTACAGTAGCCGCTACTGGAGATACTGTTGTTTATTCAGAAACTACTAGTGTTTTAACTAATGCAGGGCAAGCAAACTGTACATTAAATTCATCTACAGGTGTTATAACTACAAGTGATTTTGGTGGAAGTGGTACTTCTGCAACTACTTATAGTTTTACTTTAAGAGCCACTGATGCTCAAGGACAAACTTCTGATAGAAACTTTACCTTAACATCGGTATATGATATAGCTAGTGCAGGAAGGTTTGATAATCCATAATGGGAACAACAGAAACATTTTGTAAAAAAGTATTTGGCAGTGATGCCTCTGGAACTAAATTAACTATTTCAGCTTGGTTTAAAATTAGTGACTCTATGGCTAATAATAGAAGGGGTGAAAGATATATTATTACTTCTACTGATGCTGCTACTGCAACAAGTACTTTAGGTTATGAAATTTACCACAATACTAATTCAAGAAAAACAAGATTTTATTGGTCTGAAACTGGCATGTATTTTTTTCCTGGTGATACAAGTGTGGGAATGCAAATGGATGCTTCAGGGTGGTATCATGTAGTATTAAAAAGAGATTCAACTCAAGGTACTGATACTGAAAGACTAAAAATGTATATTAATGGAGTAAGTGTAGGACAGTTAAATAACATATCAACTTGGCCTGCGCAAGATTCTACCACTCAATTTTTTAAAAGTGGAACTAATGCTAGTAATAATTCTGCTTCTGCTGGAAACTATATACATAATGTTAATGCTTATTACAGTGGATATTCTACTACTTACGGAATGGAAGGAGGCTATATAGCAGATTTACATGTATGTAATGGATATGCATATGATGCAAGTTCTTTTGGCTCTTTTGACGCAAATGGAATATGGACAGCTAACTCAAGTCCTTCTGTTAGTTATGGAACCAATGGATGGAGAATGAAATTTAATGAAACAGGGGCTTCTGCTGATGCAAATGGTTTTGGTGCAGATAGTTCGGGTAATGGTAATCATTTTGCAACAGATAATTTAGGAACTAATCCAAGCGTCACAGATACACCTGATAATAATTTTGCTACTATGAATCCTAACAGTATTTTTCCAAGCACTGTTCCAATAATAAGAGATGGGAATTTACAATCTAAATCTGAATCAACATCGGGAGCAGCTTTTTGTTCTACCATAGGTGTTCAAGCAGGTAAGTGGTATGTAGAAGCTAAAATAGGATCAAGCGCAACTTTAGAAGTAGGCGCTGTTGATATAGGAACAGAAGCTTTTGTAAAATCAGGGACAGCAACTAATTCGGTTGGTTATGATTATGGAGGAAATATTAGAGTTAATAATTCAAATGTACAAACAAGTTTGGCTACATATACAGGAGGAGATATTATAGGAATATGTTTAGATATGGACACTGCAACAGGAACTGTGACTTTTTATAAAAATGGTAGCATTGTTGGTAGTGCTCAAAACTTTACTACAAGAAAGCCTTTATTCGCTGCATTTTATATGCAAAGTCATACTAGTGGTGGAAGTCAATTTGTTGATTGGAATTTTGGAAATCCTACTTTTACTATTAGCTCTAGTAATTCTGATGCGAATGGATATGGTAGTTTTGAATACGCAGTGCTATCAGGGCACTATGCGTTATGTACAAAGAACTTAGCAACTTACGGATAGAATATGGCATATACAACAATAAATGATGGGTCAGCAAACTTTCAAGCAGCTATTTACACAGGTAATTCTTCAACACAATCTGTAGTTAATGGCGGTAATTCTAATTTACAACCAGATTTAGTATGGACAAAATGTAGAAGTAATACTTCTAATAATTTTTTGTTTGATAGTACTAGAGGAGTTACTAAACAACTGCACTCTGATACTACTGATCCAGAAGGTACTAATGCAACTGGTTTAACAGCTTTTAATACTGATGGCTGGACTATGGGTAATACAGGAGGTATGAATTTTAACAATCAAACTTATGTAGGTTGGCAGTGGAAAGCTAATGGTGGAACGACAGCAAGTAATACAGATGGTTCAATTACTTCTACAGTACAAGCTAATACTACAGCGGGTTTTTCTATAATTAGTTACACAGGTAATGGATCTAATGGTGCAACAATAGGTCATGGTCTAAGTCAAACTCCTCAATTATTTATACCAAAATGTTTATCTACAGCAACGAACTGGGAAATGTATTATTTTCCAACAGGAGGAACAAAACAATATGGTTATTTAAACTTAACAAATGGTTTTTCAACTTGGTCTTACACTGCTCCTACTTCAACGACAATTGGTTTATCGGGATCAGGAGATTCAAATGGTAATGGCAGAACAATGATTGGATATGCTTTTCATTCTGTTAAAGGATATTCCCAAATCGGAACGTATAAGGGAAATGGTTCAGGAAGTTATGGAGGTCCTTTAATTTATACTGGCTTTAAACCAGCTTTTGTTTTAACTAAAGAAATTTCAACAGCTAGTGATACTTATCAGTGGGGTATAAGAGATAATCAAAGAAGCCCTTATGTTAATTCAATGCCTGCAAATAAAGCGTTATATCCTAATAGTACTGCTGTTGAAAATGATCATGGTGTAAATGGTATGTTTTTTACATCTAATGGATTTAAACCAAATACAACTAACGCTCATACTAATGGAAATAATTTAGATTATTTTTATGCAGCATTTGCTTCTAATCCTTTTGTAACTTCAACAGGTCAACCTAACACAGCAGGATAAAATATGTTATTTGGCTCTACTGCATTTGCTGAAGCACCGTTTTCAGCGACAGGGTCTCAGTCAATAGAATTTTTAGTTGGTGGTCAAGAATTAACTATTAGTGATGGAAATCTTATTCCAAAAGCAGGTACTATATTAACTGCAGATGGTCAAGAATTAACTATTACAGCTAATAATCTCGCTTACGTTAATGGCGGAGCACTTATTATTCCTGATGGTCAAGAATTAACTATTAGTGAAGGTAATATAACTGCAAATACAGATCATGGTATTGTTCTTCAAGGACAAAATATGAATATGTCTGCTTCTCAAACTTTCTTAATAAATACTGATCAAAAAATAGTTAGTCCTAGTTTACCAATTACTATTAATGAAGGTGATGTAACTGCGGGAATAGGAGTTCTTATTCCAGTTACTGGAGAACAATTAACTACTACTAATGGTGGAGTATTAAGAGTTAAAGGAGGAGTAACCCTTGTTCCTACAGGAAGAAATATTGCTATTAATGTAGGTGATGTTGATATGTCTACTAGTATGTATCTTATCGCTGAAGGTCAAAGTATAGAACCTTTAACTGGTAATGTTTCAATAAATACTGATCAAATACTGTCAATTTCTGGAAATTCTGCTAATATACGAGTTAGTTCATTAATTTTCTGGGATCCAGTTGTACCAGGTGCAACTAATACTTGGACAAATGTGAACGCAAACAGCGGTAATACATGGAGTAATGTTAACGCTGCAACGACAAATACTTGGACTAAAATAAATTAAGGATAAATAAAATGGCATCAACATACACCGCAAGACTAAAAATGGAAGTTATGGAAGCCGGTGCCAATTCTGGTACTTGGGGAAATAACACAAACGATAATTTAAAAGTAATAGACGCATCAATAGGAGGTTATTTAAGTAAATCTGTATCTGGTAGTGCTAATGTTACTTTAACTACAGCTAATAGAGACCCTGATGTAGAAACAACAAACGAAGCTGGTAATGCAATTATTGATATGAATGGAGCATTATCGGGTAATATTTATGTTTTTTTACCAGCGGTAGAAAGAGAATACATATTATTTAATAATACTTCTGGCTCTTATACATTACAAGTAGCTCCAACAGGGCACGCTGCTAATAATATAACTTTAACTCAAGGAGCACATACTATTGCTTATGTTCAAGATGGAGATAGAGTAAAAGATTTATTTGCTTCAACAAATTCAATACTATCTAAAGGAACTTTACAAGTGGATGGAGTATCTACATTAGTAGGAAATGTTGCTATGTCAGCTAATGCAACTGTGAGTAAAAAACTTACTGTAACTGAAGATGCTATTTTTAATGCAAATGCTAATGTTACTACCAATGTTAATGTTACTGGAAATATTTCAGCTCATACTACAACTTCAAATGTTAATGTAACAGGTAAAACTTTAACTTTAGATGATGATCAAATAGCTTTTGCTAAAGTAAATAATGCGGGTAAAAATGCATTTGGAACAAGAACATTAAGTTCTTCTGGTCCTAGTGGTGGAAGTAATGGTGATATTTGGTATAAATATTCTTAATAACTATGACAACATATGTTAATGATAATGGAACTTGGAGAGAAATAAATAATTTATATGTACATGATGGAACATCATTTACTAATAAAACTATTGATAATGCTTATATAAATGACAGTGGGACTTGGAGAGAAGTCTTTACTCTTTTTACTACAACATCTTATTCTACAACTACTGGAAATATAGCTGTTCCTGCGGGAGCTAATGCTATTCATGTACAATACGCTGTAGGTGGTGGCGGTGGATCAATGAACGGTCTGGGCTATGATAAAGGTGGTGGAGAACAAGGTGGCCGTGGAGGTGGCTCTGGTGGTTGGATTTCTGATAAAGTATTTAGTATAACTGGTGGAGAAACTTTAGCGATTGCTACAGGAACTGGTGGATCCGCAGGGTCTAATTCTGGTTTTAATTTTAATGCTTCAGCGGGTGATGGAGGAAATACTTCAATTGTTGGAGGAATTACTGGAACTTTATTTACTTTAGGAGGTGGTGGAGGATCATCATATTCTGGTGGATATGTTCAAGGTCCTTTAGCTACCCAAACTTCTGGAGCAGCTGGAACTGCTTCAATTTCAACTTCTTTATCTACAGGAACTACTACTGATGGAATAAATATTACAACTTTAAATAGTGGTCCTGATGGTGCTTTCAATCAAGGAGGTGCTGGAGCAGAGGGTAATCCAAGTGGTGGAGCAAGTACTGCTCCCAATTGTGGAGGAGATAACTGTAATATTGGCGGTGCTGATGGCGCAAATTCTTATAATGAAAATATATCTGGAGGATCAGGTGGTGGCTCTGGAGCTGGTGGCTCAGCAGGAACTCGAGGATCGGGTGCTGGTGGCGGTGGAAAAGAAGCTGGAGGTAACTCTGGTGGTGCTGGTGAAATTAATTATAGATTTATGAGGATTACTTAATGGCATATACTAATGTAAAATTTATTGGTGGAATTAA